CCTCTATCTGTTTCAGCGTCATCTCACGTTTAGGAGTGGGACGGGAGAGGAGGGTTAGTTCTGAAAATTTGATCATATCTGTACCTCCGCCTGGGGTTTCTATATAGGCAACTTCTTCGTAGACATTCCTAACTTTGGCTTTTATATAGACTAAGTCTCCTTCACACGGCACATACTCCTCTTTTACTTCTGGCTCGTAATTCACCTTGTCTATTACTACATTCCCGTTCGCAAGTTGCCTGGCTATGACGGTGGCGCTGTAATCTTTGCCATTACCGAGATCGTGACCGATGAACAGCTTGCCGCTTTCTTCTTCTTTTACTTCTGGTGTAGGTTCGTAGTAGGCGAGTCTAAACCAAGGGCAATATCCAGTGTTACCAGTTTTTTTACACTCAAACTCAGGATATTCAGCATTATTCCCACCATTTAGGTATGTAAGAACGTCACCCTCACTAAAAGCCCCGTTATTAAATCTATCTAGATAAACGAACTCTCGCTTAAGGTCTATTCCCAAATCCTTCGCACTCTTTCCTGCTTCAAATGGGGTAGGTGGCATATTAGTAGAAGCCGTAAGTAAATAAGTTGGTTTCAGAATTTGGGAATCTGCCCTCTTCTAGATTTTTTTTGAGCTTCTTAATTATCCGAGTTGTATCCATCTCTTCTTCTAAAAGCTCTTTTTTACGGCGTATTTTTAGATAATCAATAAATTCATCTATTGTGGCTTGGTTGAATTCCACATCTCGGCTATCACTGCCAGAAGGTTGAAAGTTAAAGGTGCCATCTTCATTCCTTTTAATGCGGTATTGCATATTATTCGCTTATTAAAGTGTGATACTTATCCAACGCTTCTTTAAGATAAGGGAGGAAACCTTCGGCTAGCTCACTGGTGCGAAAGGCTCCGCCAAAGGCGATAATCTCACTGTCGAAAGTGCTATTGTTTAAAAAACTAATAACTTCGCCCGCTAAATTTGGAACAAAATACGACTCTCTATCCTTCGGCTTCCATCTCCCATCTTTTTCTTCAAACCATTCATGCAGAGATAATCTTGGGAATGTTTGAGTGGTGGATGAGCCTATTTTTTGCATACTGATACCAGCAATGCTGGCTCCGCCTTCAAGTACTTGCCACTCCGTACCCACCTCATGCCAAGGTAAAGGCTTCTTTAGGATGTATGTTTTTGGCATATTATTTAAGGCTAATTCTTATCTTTTCCTCTTCTAAAATCTTATCTATGGTTGGTCTAAGTCCATCCTCTTCGTCGCTATAGCAGAAGAAGCAATCATCAGGATCATGTTTTGAATCTTTCGTTAGATTGCAGTGACAACAGGCTAACGGAAGGCAGTTATAAGGGTGCATGTCTTCATGACTACATAGGCGCTCGTTTTCCATATTTCTAAGCTTCCTCACGAATAAATTCCCTCTCCATAAACCGGTATTCCGCATGCCCTTTCTCGTTCTCTCTCCGCTCGATCTTCCCCTCGTTATAAAGCTCTCGTAGGCGTCTGCTTGCATTTGAAGCCTTATAACCAATGTCTAACGCTCTCCTCTCGATCTCTCCACCGTTCACCCACTGACCAGGGTCTGTAACTGACGTAAGTTTTAGGAATGCGATGATTCTGTCGCTCAGTGAAAGTACAGGCATAAAATTAAGGTTCAATGTTTATTTCGCTTTAAAACTCTGCTTCTTCATTTGTTGGCATCGCAGCCTCATCCATTTGCTCTGGGTATCTCTTGAGGAAAAAACGTTGTGCAATCATTTTGTCGTTGTCTGCTAGGCGCAAGCATTCTTCCATGTATATTCCGCGTTCTGCTTGTTCACGTTGACGACGCATGGCTTCGTAAATCGCTTCACTGATAGCAGCTCTTTTATCACTAAACTCCGTAGCAACTTTTTCCCATTCTTTGACTGGCTTTTCCATTTTGTCTTTATTTGTTAGGTGTTCTTTTACGTTTTTTGCTACTGCTTTGCTAAAAATCTTCACAACACTGATATCCGTGATGTACGTAGGAGAAAAGCCCTGGTCTGGCACAATCTTTAGATTAGGAATTGAACCTGGCATGTACTCATGCTCAACGTTGACAGCTTTAGCCAGGGCTTCTTTTGCTGCGAGAGCATCTTCTTTTGATTGAAAGTGTGCGCCGTTAATTTCGTATAGTTCACAAGCTGCCTGTGGAGTAAAATCTTCGAGCTTAGGCACTTCTGGCTTGGCATAAGGCAAAGGTGAACCCTCCTTAACTAATTCAAGCTTTGCCAAATCATCTATCTGCTCACTTGTAAGTGCTAAAAGTTCTACATCCGTCATTTCAGAAAAGAATTTCATAGTATGTTGTGAATGGGTTATAAAGTTAGGTACTTTCCCCCATCTCTATCCCGTGGTATTATGGGAAGAGTTAGTAACGAACCGGGGAAGGTTCTTTGTGTGTGCTCTCCTAGCAATGGGAGAGTTTTCGTTTTCTTGATGCGTAGGCCACGGACCAGGTCGTCAGAGGGGGGCAGGACGTTGCCTGGATTTCTCGTCTACGCACCAAGGAGCTAACTGTTTCTTTAGAATGAATGGTTAGTAGACAAGCTTAAGGCTCTTACTCACCGCTCTATCTAAATGGCTTCTTGTTCCATCGCCTTCTTTTGTTTAGCCACGTAGTCAGTCGTCTATTCGTGGATGCTTACCTATTTCCTCTTCTTAATCTCTTCTTGAACTAACTCTAGAAAGTGCTTTGTCTTCGCTGCCCATCTTTTAATCTCTTCTAAGGAGCGAGTTTGTTTTGAGACCACCTCGTCGAGAACCTCGATCATGCCTTTGCTAAACACGTCTTTGCCGAATAACTGGGTGAGCGTGAGTCGTTCTAGCTCTTCCTTTGTCTTGAGGTCTTCTAGGGATGGTTCTGGATCAGTGGTTACATGAACGGGCATAAGGTTTATTTAAGAATCGCTACGGTTAATGTTTGACGGCCGAATTTGATAGCTGTTGGTTGATCTTCCACGAAGATGTCGTAGGTATCTCCATGACGTTGTTGGACAAAGTTTGCGTACCGATCTTCACAGGTGTAGACATGGCCATTGATTTGAACCTTGGTGCCGAGCTTGAGGCTTCGTGGACACGCGATGGTCTGACCCTCCTTAGTGTCGCGGCCAATGGCTGTTAGACACTTGCCGTCTTTCGGGTTGTGGCAAGAGTCTTTACGGGAGTACATGCTTACGCTGCCTTTAACGATCTTTTGTTTTTGTTGTTTATTTTCTTCGTGCCAGACGATGCCTTGCTTAGCGGCTTCGTAGACTTTTGCTTTAGTGGCGGAGTCGGTGCAGTCGAAGTTACTTTCTCCAGTTTTTGAACAATGAGCTTCATCACTGCTCTCGCGTCCTCTCTGATTACTGTGTTCTGTGAGTATTCCTGTAGGACCATTACCACTAAGCGCGCTTCCAGCTTCGTTAACTGCACGGATACATCCGATAAGAACGATTCCGGCAAACGAGAACGCGATGATTGGTTTGGCATACTTTCTAAGGGTGCTAAGGAGGCTGGGACGTTCGTAGCCTCCGCGTTTGTTAGTGATAAGGTGCATATTGGTTTTGTTTTTGTTTTAATAAGGTTCGATTTATTTTTGAATGTACTTACAGGCTGGGTATTGATCGCATGAGGTGAACGGACCGAACTTGCCAGTCTTTTCGCGTAAGTGACCTACATGACATTGAGGACAAATGTTGTCGTAGTGAGGAGCGTCTGTAGGGTCTACCTGACCGGAATAAGTAGTATCGTCAGAGCGATAATGTGGTTCATCACGCTGGTCAACGAGTTTCACGGGTGATTTTTCCTCTTCCGGCATATCCTCTAAGTCCTGGGTGAAGGAGTCTGAGAAGCCAAGGCGGAGAACTGCGTCAATCTGTGCTCGCTTCTCTGCAATCTTGATCGTGGTATTCACGCTTCCCTGCTTTTCTTTGAGGGCACAGGCACCTCGTCCCTCTGCAATGACTTGACCCGTTCCGTTGTGAATGAGGCGGCAGACATAAGCGAGCGTGTCTTTTGCATCCGAGAGCATGGAGATCGTTTCTTCATCCTTCGAGAATTCAGCGCGTAATTGGAGAAGAGAGCAGAACTTTTCAGAACCTGGCTTAAAGAGACATGGTTTTGAGTCCCTACCACCGATCTTGATGACTCCGTAGTCCGTACCATCGACTAAGTGGTTGCTGATGAACTTTTGGAGGGTTGCTCGCTTCTCAGTCTCTTGAGCCATGAGTATTTCAAGGCTCTTAGGCTCCATCGTTGTCATGGCATTAGGTGTATCCATATTTGGCTAAGACGTTGTTAATTTCTTTAAGTCCCGTGCTGTACTTGTAGGTTTCTTCGCTCTTCCATTTGTCAGGGTGGATATCCTTGAGAGCGACGAAGAAAGAGAGGTTGTCGATAAGCTTTCCTGCGTCTACTCTGTCGAGCTTTTCTTCAGAACCGAGCTTTTCAATGGCCGTAAGCTGTTCTGGTGAGATCATGCGGACAGAGTTGAGCGTTAGATCATGCAAATACTTCTTTTGTGCTGGGCTTAGTTGCATACTTATTCAGGTTTTATGATGGAACAGTGCTCTTTGCAGTCCATGCAGATGTCTAAGTAAACCTTTGCGGAACAGCAGTCCGACATGTCGCCATCGTCTTGGATGATCGGCTTATTTTGCGTTGAGCAGCCTAGACACTTGTTCGTGTCGAAGATGGATATTCGATTCCAGCGATCAACAAAGGACTGTTTGCATTTGGCACAAACTTCTCCTTTGAAAAGTTGCCAGCGAACAGGTTGAGATATGATTTTGTACATATGAATGGCATTTGAATGAGTAAATGGCAGGGCTTGCGCCGCCACTTGAAGTGCCAAGTCATTAGCAGTTCGAGTGATAACAAAAACCCCTGATGCGTTTTTGCATCAGGGGTTTCCTGTATTGAGTTCTTAGGTTACTGCGGTGTTCAGCGATTAACGCTTGGACCACTGTGGTGACCTTCGAGCTCTCTACAGACTTGACCCCTGATGCTTCCGCCTTCTTCTTATCATCTTTATACTACCATATTACCATCCTATTACATAATGTCAACTGTTTTTGTGGATAACTTTTGTTTCTCCCCGCCCCCATTGAGTAAGTATCTATTCCAGCGAACTACTTGTGATTTATTTACGAGGAGAAGCTTGGCTATTTCGCTATCATTCAATCCCATTTGACGATAATGTAACGCCTTTCTGATTTGTTTTTCTTTGATCGGTTTACCAACACTAGAACGCCTTTTTATTTTTTTCATACATCAACAACCTAGCATTATTGTAAACTCTTTTCAAGCCCCATATATCTTCCTGTACTCGTTTTCTACGTCCTCCTTGTGGATATGTACGTATACCATCGTATGCTTAAGGCTCGCGTGACCTAGCATCTCTTGGAGATAGAATGGTTTAACACCCTTTTTCACACCCTCAGAAGCAAAGCCATGACGGCAAGAATGAGGGGTGATTTTCTTAGAAATTCCAGCTCTAATTCTGGCAGCTCTAAAGACCCTTTGAACCGCACATCTCTGCATGGCTTTACCCGTACCATTAGACTCTAGACTGATAAATAATGCTTCCTGATAAATACCTTTACTGTCTAGGATCATTTGCCTCATTTTAAGGTAGTCTAGGATAAAACCATGGGCCTCATTGCCCCAGTACACGTCACGTCTATGATTTCTACGTTTAAAGGTCTTTACGTTTACCACCCTCTTTTCAATATCCATGTCTTTGATCTTGATTTGGAGCATTTCGCCTAGACGAAGCCCTGTAGCATAGAGAAAGGCAACGATAGCCCTGTCTCTCACATCCTTTGGATAAATTGGTTTAAAAGACGCGATGATCCGGTCATACTCCTCTTTATCAAGAGAATCACGTCTGACTTTCTCAGCAATAGGTCTAGGAATAAGGTCCGGGTCTAGTTTTGACCTCCCCTGCTTATAAAGCCAGCCAAATAGAGACCTTAGGGCGGTTATGTAATGAAAAATCGTAGAAGTGGTCCGCTTGTTCGACGTAAGGGTAATGATATATCGCATAACATCCTCTAGGAGCATGTCCTGGATAGGCTTATCATCACGCGCCCACTTTCTAAAAGCTCTAAGGGCGTCGTAATACGAAGAAACGGTAGCAGGGGTGTGTCCTACTCCGAGCCAAGCTATATACCCATCTATGATTTCATCGTTAAACATATAAAAAACCGCCACCTTACTTCCACTCGGTTACTAGGCCTTGTGGTTTCGGATGACGGCTTAAGCATTGTACGCCTAAACATGACTGTATAAAACAGCCCGTCAATCCTCACCACTTGTCTAGTAACTCCGGTCGGAAACGGACAGTCTAGATAAGACTACAAGTGTGGGTTAATTAATTGCCGACAGAAGACCGTATAAGTTTACGATGGAACTGTCAATATATTATTTGTACCATATAGAACAAAAATAGAACAAGTGGACAAGTTATAAAAGGAGGGTAAAGATAGCTAAATCTTGCAGTAAATACGGGTTAAGGTAGAATAGATTTATAATATAATATTTCCATGAAAGAACCGAACCCAAATGGAGCTAACCAGTACCTTTTAGATCCAAGACAGAAAATGTGTTGGAATGCTTACATTAACCCGAAGAGTGAGACGTTCGGAAATGCGCTACAGTCAGCCTTAAAAGCGGGATACACGGATGGGTCAGCGAATAAGATCACAACGGAAAACTGGTTCGTTGGAAGGGTCAGGAGACTTAACCTATTGGAAAAAGCTGAGAAAGTATTGGACGAAACACTTGAACTGAACACTCTAACGGACGAGGGGAAGGTAGACCGTGGACTGCACGCTATAAAATTAGACGCAGCTAAATTTGTGGCTGAGACACAGGGTAAAGCAGATGGCTATTCAAAGCGTAGCGAAGTAACTGGTAAAGATGGAGAAACTATCGCTCCTATTCTTGTGAAGTTCATCGATGAAAAACAACCAAACAATTGAGATACCAGTTGAGTATAAGCGTTTATTCGATAAAGACTGGCGTGAGGCGGCTGTATATGGTGGTCGCTATTCTTTAAAGTCCCATACTGTAGCTAGATACTTACTTATTGAGGCTAGGAGTAGCAAGAAACGCATTGCTTGCTTTCGTGAATTCCAAAACTCCATTACAGAAAGCTCTCACCAACTGTTAGCAGATTTGATTATCCAATACGGCCTTAGTGACTTTACGGTTGGCAATAACTTTATCGTCAATGAAATAAACGGTTCAGATTTTCTTTTTAAAGGGTTACATCACAATGAGCAGAGCGTTAAGTCTATTGAAGGTATAGACATTGCGTGGGTGGAAGAAGCGCAAACGGTATCTAAGAACAGTCTCGAAATCTTAACGCCTACTATTCGTAAGGATGGCTCTAGGATCATCTATACCTATAACCGCCTTTTGGAAGATGACCCTGTGCATACACGTCTCGTTATTGAGGGACGCCCTAACACGCTAATCATCAACGTAAACTACGACATTGCCCTTAAATACGGGATGATGCCTGAGGTAATACGTTTAGAAATGGAAGATGACAGAGACAGACGCCCCGTTCTTTATAAGCATAAGTGGCTAGGCGAGCCTTACAACCTTGAACGCAAGATATATAAGGATTGGCAATCTATTGATGTTATCCCGCATGAAGCTCGCTTAGAACGCTATGGACTGGACTTCGGCTATACAAACGATCCTACGGCTATTGTAGCCATCTATAAATACAATGGCGGGTATATCTTTGATGAGATCACTTATCAAAAGGGTCTAAGCAACAAACAGATTTACGACATTATCTCAATCCAGCCCAAAGCTCTTACCGTTGGAGATAGTGCTGAGCCTAAAAGTATTGATGAACTCAAGGTGTACGGGTTAAACGCTACCGGAGCTACTAAAGGTCCGGGCAGTGTTAATCAAGGCATCCAATTCGTACAGGATCAAAAAATATCCGTGACTTCTAGAAGCTCAAATATCTGGAGAGAGTTTAAAAATTATCTTTGGACTACTGATAAGGATGGAAAAATTATCAATGAACCAGAGCCAGGATTTGACCACACGTTAGACGCAATTCGCTACGCCATGTCTTCATTTAGACCGACAGAAGACACGATATATCCAGAGGTACCCTTTCAAGCTCCGAAGTATTAAGTTATAATATATTATAAAAGGGGTTGGGCATGACTATGCCCAGATTGCAGAAACCAAAACTATCACTTAAAGAAGCCAAAAAGCGCGTAATCGCTAGTAAGAAGAGCACACAGGCTGATCCCCTTCCGTTTGATGTTTACGACCAAGCGAAGAAATTAATACAGCAGGAAAAGAGCGGTTATGACGATTCTAACCGTTCTTTGAAGTCAACTATTAAGAGAGCGTACAAGAACTATCTCGGTGTCCTTGATGAGCCATACGACCCTTATACACGTCGCCGTAAGATCGCTACTCCTCTTACACACGACATTGTAGATTCCATTTCAAAACCAGTTCGTGTCTCCTCGTCGTCAATCAAGATCGTACCGATTACTAACGAGAGTCGTGGTAAAGCAAAACTTTTAAACATGGTATTGCCCTATTTCTTCCAAGAAATGGGGTTTGATGAGTTTTTAGATCAATTTAAACACCGTTGCGCATGGTTAGGCACTTCTATCTCTGTCCAAGATTGGGAGTATGAAGAAGTCGATCAACTAAAGAGCGATGATCCAACTACAGAGACATTGCTTGGTTTTGCAGATCAAGAAGAAACAAAGAAGAAAACCAGAGTAGTTAAGAGAGATCGCCCACGTATTCGTTACGTAAACCCTCTGGATGTTTTCTTGCCTGCTACCGCTCTTAGCCTATCTGACGCTGTTAAGAATGCTTCGGTTATTCTACGTAGTGTCCAAACCGTTGATTCTATCCAAGCAAACCCTGCCTATAGCAACGAAGCTAAGGCAGCGATTAAGGGTAAATACATTGATGGTGCGTCTACAGACCAAGACTCTCGATCAATGAATCAATACGGTTTATCCGGGTATGAGAACGGTGTGAATAAAAGCGGTCAAGGTTTCACATATGACCGAGTAAGTACCCCTGTCACAGCCATATACGAACGCTACGGAAAGATTCCTAAGTCCTGGATTACCGGGAAAGAAGAAGATGCTTTGATTAAGGTTGACGGGATTATCTCGGCAGCCGGTGATGGCGATGGAGAGTCTGACTTCCGTATTCTATCCGTAAGACTTTCTCCATTTGGAGATTATGGTCCTTTTGAAGATTGTCGCTTCTCCGTCATTCCACAGCGTTACTTCGGTGAAGGTGTAGGCGAGCGTCTCATCCCCTACCAAGTTTGGCATAACGAGATCGTCAACAACCGTCGTAATAATGAATTATTGGTCCAGCATCGGATGTTTATCTACCGCAAGGGTAAGGTAGACCCTTCGCAGTTCTTTTCACGTCCTGGTGGCGGTATTGGCGTTGAGGACATGACGGATGTCCAGCCTCTACAGATGCCAGACATAGCCGCTTCTTCTTTCAATGAAGATAACTATATTGTTGCAGCCGCGCAGCGTTTAGCAGGTACCGTCCTTACCCCTCTTCAAAAGAGCGCCACGGCAACGGAAGTACAGAACGTACAAGCTCAAGCAAACCTCACCTCTAACGAGTTCGTGAAGTCTCTTGAAGGTTACCTAGAGCGTCTTGTGCTAAACCACATGATCCCTCTATTAAAGAAGTTCTTTGCAGGTAATAAAACCATCCCAATCACCATCCCTAAGGACGAGTTAACCATGCTCGACACGTTCAACGGCTATGCACCTTTTGAGTCTGGATTATTGGGTGATGAACGTTTCTTGATCGTTAATGATGGGTCGATCTTTGATGGAGATTTTGCCGTAACGGTTGATATCGAAGCTACGGGCATGAACAAGTCACAACAAGTAGCGGCTATTACCAATCTCATCGTTCTAGGTTCAAAGATTCAAAACACAGGATTCAACGTACAGGCAGCCTTTAAAAAGATTGCTGAGCTTTCAGGTATCTATGACGATCGCTTGTTTGAAGCTGCTCAGCCTATCGCCCCTACAGGGGCAACCGCGCCACCTAGCCTTATGAGTGTCGCGCCTCCTCCTGGTGCTCCTGCTCCTGGTGGATTGCAAACCTCTCCTATCGGCCTATGAACCCACATATAGAACCGCTTAGAAAGAACCTGGAGGTGCTGGATAAGTCCATGCGCCTCGCAAAGACGGCTGAATGGGAACACTTCATTGAGAAGTTAAAAGAGCGCTACGCAATTCACGCAAGCGCCAAACCCACGAGCTATGAGGACGCTATGGGTCGCTGGTACGCCATGGAAGAGATCAAGCAAATCTTCGTCCTCATGAGAGCTGAACTAGGTGAGCGAGATGCCGTCATGCGCGAAATCCACACCTTAGAAGCTGAGGTGAATGAGTACCGAGATCTGGACGCCCAATGGTAGTCCAGATCTGGGCACTTATGCCCTACGTTTATTCAAAATCTGATCAAATCTATGTTTGAAGAGACACAGCAAACCCTCGAAGCCGACCCAGGTGGTACTGGAGGCAATTCAGAGGATGCGATGGCCTCGGATACCTCATCGTCCGCTAGTGCTGTTGCCGACGCCTCGGGGCAGGCAACTCATTTGGAGTGGCTAAACCAAGCTACAGGACGGAAGTTTGCAAGCGTTGAAGAAGCTCAAAAGCATATTCAAGGCTTAAACAAACTCGTGGGAGACAACGCCATCGCAGACTACCGCAAAAAAGCTGAGTTTGCGGATTCCGTTATTAAGCGCGTTGCTCGTGAGCAAGGCGTCACTGAATCACAGGCTAAATCCTATTTAGAGAATGTTATGCAAGACTCCCCACAAATGAACACCAACACTAACGAACCGAAGAATTACGACGCGGAAATTCGCGCAGTAAACTTACGTGCTGAAAAAGCGGAGTTTCTAAGCGAAACCCCTGAAGCTCGCCCTTATATCGATAAAGTATTCCGTTACGCCCAGGCAACTGGTCAGGATATTAAATCGGCATATGAAGAGCTTTATTCCGATGTTGTCCAAAAGAAAAAGACTTCTGACGACGAGGAGAAGAAGCGATTAGAGAAAATTAATACTCAAGTAAGCGCCGGTGTGAACGGCACTGTTCAAAACCAGGGAGTCCGTAAGGACGTAAAAATGCTTGAAG